CTATATTGATATACAAAAGCTGTAGCACCATCAGCTATAATAGGTGCAAATCTATCAGGTATAGTTGTTGTATCTCCGTGAGCATCCATGTCAGTAGGAAAAGTAAAATAGTCGTATTTAATTGTATATGATTTTGTGGGGAAAGGATAGAGAATGTAGTTATTGTCAGGTGTTCTTATAACATATTGAGGAACACCTCCACCATTAAATTGAGCTACTACAACTCCACTATCGTGTTCAGATTCTGTAGTGCTATTTGCTCCTCTTGTAGCACCTGTGAAGGTTGTGCTTGAACCTATAGCTGTATATGTTACAACTTCATTACCTATATATAAAGTACCTGCACTATCAAAACCAGATGTACTTGTTACAGTAATTGTTTCAACTGAATCTGTATGTGATGTACTTAACGTGGTTGTATTTATTTCATCTTCTTGTGTTATAAAAGAATTAAGATAATCATTATAATTTAACACGGATAATCTACCACCACTACTTCCTATGTCACTATCTTTTACTATTCTAAATGTATTATAATCTACAGTTTTAGCAGTGGCAGGTATAGAATATTTTACTGTTCCAGCTACTAACACTTCCGTATCTGTAGCGTGATTAAAGGGATAATTAAATTCTCGTTGATTAATAAATCTAATAGCTTCATTTACAGCATTCTTACATTGTACTTGAATACCTCTTGCTGATGTAAAATTAGCCGAAGTTAATGCTACCTCATTTAAACGTGCTATTACTCTATTAGTATGTGTAAGAAAACTTTCAGCCATGTTGCTCCTAGATATAGTTTAACAGCTATAACTAAAGCTGTCAAGAAAAAAATATATAAGTTAAGAGGGCAAGTATTATCCTGCCCCCTTAAGTATTTAGTTGAGTTACGCTAATGTATCTCTGTCTACTTCATTCGCTCCGAAATTCGTAGCATTTTGACTAGCACAGTCTATAAGAATTGCAAACATTCTTATTTTGCCTGTTAAAGTTGTACCTGTCATAGCTTGAATTTCAAGGTCAATGGTATCCGTTGCGTTAACCATTACAGGTCCTCCTTCAGCCGAAGCTGCAAAAGCACCGACAGCTGCAGCAGAAAAGTCAAAGTCATCAACAAAGTTGTCGAGGTCTCCTCCTGTTATACCAAAGTCAAAGTCAGTATCTGTTGAAGTGCCTGTATGTAATGTTAAACATTCTAAACCTGCATGTAAAATTAAAGTATTTGCAGGAATAGTTAATCCCGGAATAACATCGTTAGCTGCAAGAGCAGTACCTTTATCCACTACAGCTTCTGCCATATCTAGAATACCTTCGATCATATAAGGTTGACCTTGTCTTCCAGCTCTGCCATAAGAGTTAACTGTAGAAGTTGTTTGTGCACCTAATGCCATAATCTAATCTCCCTTACGCTAAACAATATGCAGCAGTTACGATAGCTTCAGGTCGAAGTATCTTTCTGCCATACAAATGCATACCACGAACAATATCAGCGAAACTATCAGGGTCTCTGTAAGTTTCTGTTTTATTGATTTGTTCAGCAGTAGCTATCGCTGATGAATGACCTGCTACAATAACACCAAAGTTTGAAGTATTCTGACCACCTACTGTCGCAGGACCTGTGCCTAGTGACGGAAGGTTGTTAGAAGTATATACTTTAAAACCATGTAAGTTATTTAAAACAAGACCATTTTTTAAACCAGCAGTATCTCCACCAAAGTCAGAGTTTAGAAGTCTTGAGTCTTCATCTTTTAATAATTCAATGAAAACTGGGTCAAGAACTAACCACCTACTTTGTGCATCAACATTTTGTTGGTCTAAGAGTCTAGACATACGTGCAACAATTTGTAATGGAAATGCATTACCTGTTGTTCCACTTTTAGCTGTAGTTGATCCACCTGATCTTGGCTCAAGTCCAATCGCATTATTTGCTGTACCAGCTGTGCCATCATCTTGTGTAAAATCAGAGGAATCAATAGACATTGAAGCCAATAATTCTGCACCAACTAAGTTAGCACCAGTAGAAGCTGTAGATACAGCGGCAGTACCATTTACTGTTGTATTAACAGTATCAGCAGCACCATGTATTGCAGACTGTTTAAAACCTGACAAGTAACCAAGAACGTCTTGGTCAAACTGGTCGGCTAGTCTATAAGCAGCTCTATCACTAGCTAACTGTTGAAAGTTAACGTGTGAATGTGCTTCTTCTATATCATCAACCTTAAATGCAAAGTAATTAGCTTTGTCAATTGTTAGGCTGAACTCTTCATCGTCAAGGTCTTGAGGTGTTATTGCTGTACCTCTTGTATAAGCCTTAACTGTAATTTCAGGTTCTTTAATAACCTTAACGGAATCGCCCATGTTAGCAATTTCCCCAAAGTAATCAGAGTTAGTGATTGCTTCAGAAATAGATGACTTGCGAAATGCAAGTTGCACCTGTTTGCTGTAAATAACAGGGGAGAAATTTCCATTAGGTAGGTTACCATAACCAGTCGCAGTAGAAAATGCCATTTTATATCTCCTATTTTAGCATAGTTTACAGATGCGAACATACAAACGTAATAGCAGGGCTGACTTACGCTAGGTGCAAATTATACAGGATGTACATTACTGTAATCATTGGGCTATGTTTATCAGGTATCTTATAATACTTTTTTGTTGTTTGCGAGGTATATAAGTAAAGGTATTCACATAATGAGGGCTATACTTATATTATATAATATAGTTATACATATAAATTACTGTTTGTCAACAGTTTTTTTTGGAACTTCAATAAAACTAAAGTTCACACTAAAGGAACGTCTTTCACCTTTAGTTTTAAATGGATAAACACAATGAAATAATTCAGCAGGAAATATATAAAAGTCTCCTACTTGTGGTTTAACCATAAAATTTGTTTGGCTATATCCTGATGGTGTACCATGAGCAAATTGTATATGCCCATTTGCAGGATGGTGGTCTTTATAATCTTCTTCCCATTCTTTTTCTATACCATCGGGTAATTTTAAATAACCAACACAGGACATTCTAGCTCCTGTGTGAATGTGTAATGGATTATATTCATTCTCAAATTGTCTTACAAACCACCCTGAAGCAAGTTGTATTCCATAGTTATATTTTTCTATATCTAATTTATCTGTACCAAAAGAATGTCTGTGTTCGACATAACTATGAAATCTACCTATAAATTGAGAAAACTCTTTTAACCACAACTGTTCAATATCTTTAGAAAACTTTAACTCTTGTTTTACTTTGCCTACTAAAAAGTTAGACCAATCTTCTAAATCAGGATTCATTAACTCATTCATTTTTTTTAAAAAAGCAGGAGTCATTTTTTTGTATCCCATTACAGGACCAAAAGGTGCTAAGTATTCTTCTTCCTTTTTAGGAATGAATATTTTACTGTGCTGTGCCATTATTTACTTCTATCTAGCCGAACCAGATACGTCATAAATAAATTTACCACTTCTTATAGCATCCATAATATCGTCTGAATTTTTCTCATATTCTTGAGCAGACATTTTTTCAACTGTAGATTCTTTTAAATAAGAGCTAGACTCATTTTCTACAGGTTTACTTCTATTACCTTTAGTGTTAACTAACTTAGCAGCACCTTTGTTACTAGAAACTTTTTTAGATGTTATATTTTTATCTGATTTATATAAATCTATGGCTCTTGCAGCTGATCTAGCATCATTGTCATTATCATATAATGAATCTTGTACCCACTTAGGTTGTTCTTCTACCCATTCATGGAACTCATCGCTGTCTCTTATTTCTCCAAAATCAGGATGCATATGCATTAAAGTTGCTTCTGCTTTTTCTTTTACAGCAGAAGTTTGCATTTCATCTATACTTTTCATTCTCTCTTCTAGTTTTTTAGCTTGTTCTATTGCTTTTTTAGTAGCAATAGTTTCAACGATAGCAGCTACGTCAGGATAATCTTTTGCCCATTGTTCAATGTCTTCATCAGATTTAGGCAGTTGAATATTTTGTTTAGTAGATTCAGATAATTGATTTTTAAGACCATCTATTTGGGTTTGAAACTCTTTTTCTTTTTCCTGAACATGTCTTCTTAAATCACCATATCGTTTTTTAAAAGTTTTTTCTTCAGAAGAAACAGGTTCTTTTTCCTCAGGTTCAACTGTTGTAGATTCTGCATCTTTTTTCTGCTCTTCTATTAACTGTTTTATTTCTTCTTCATCTTTTTTTTGTCTTTCTTCTTGTGTATAAGGCTTATTTACAAAAGCAACTTTTTTAGGTGTTGACTCCTTTGTCATAACTAAATTTTCTGACACTTTATATTCTCCTTGTTAGGGCTAACTGTTTGCCATGTTGGTATGGGGAGTTAGGTAGCCAACTGATTGCAGGTTATTTTTTAGAAGCTAACCCACCACGCTTCATGGTTTTTTTCTTATTCTTCTTAGGTTTCTTAGATGCTATACCACCTTTGTTAAAACCTGTTATTCTTCCTGTTCTTCTAGTTTCAGCAATTTTTTCTCGTGTGTCATCATCTAATTCTTTTTGCTGTTTATCTCTTGCGGCTCTATCAGCATCTCTAATGTTTTCTTTTTGTTGTTTTGCAGCTAGTTGTGTTCTAGCTAATTTTTGTAGACGTTTAATACGTTCACTCTCACCTTCTATAGCTTTATTAACATCTGCTTGTTCTACCCCTTCTTCCTTCATTTTTTGTGTTTTAGGGTCAACATATTTTTGCATTTTTAAAATCAAGTCACGATCTTTTGCTTTATCTTTTTGCTCTTGTGCTGTTAAAACACCTTCACCTGTTCTAGCTTTCTCAACATCTGCTTCAGTTGTTATAGGAGCTACTTCTGCTGGTGTATCAATAGAAGATACAAATTGTTGATTAGCAGAAGGGGGACTATAATCTGCTTGGTTTATATTACTGTCCGTAAATTTATTTATTTCTTCTACAGCATCATCAAGACCATAAGTAGCAGGTATAAGTTTACCATCTTCATCTCTAGTATAAGTACCTGTAGCTGTTAAATTAAAATCTTTAAATAAAAATCCCGGAACTTTAATGCCTTTAATTTTATGATTACCATTTTTAATATATTGTGCAGCTTCTGCAGGATCAGTTATACCTTTTTCTTTCATAACGGCTTCAATAGTATTTTTAAAGCTTCTAATTCTATTATTTTCAGCATTCCTCATATTCTTAGGGTCTGTAGAATCACCCTCTCTGTCTCTTACTTGTGCTGTATCTACCATTACATCTCTAGGGGCTTCTTCTTCTTCATCTACTGTTGCTGGGTCTTCATAAGTATAACCTGTTTTTACTAAGTTGTCAAGTATTTTTGTATAAGCAGGTAGTGGTATTCCATCTTTAAAAGCTATAAAACGTATCTCACCATTAGGTCCTACATATTTACGTAACTCATCATACGTTTCAGGCGATTCTCCTAATAAACTTTTAAAAGTTGTTTCGTCTGTTTCTGCTTCTGTATCGTCTATATCTGTATCATCTGTATCTATATTGTCTGTAGGTGATTGTTCAGTTGGAGCATTCATAAATGTAGCTTGTTTATTTTGTACAATATTATTTTGAGATGGTGGATTAATACCAACTTCAGGTACTCTTCTAAATCCTCTAGTTGAAGGTAATGTAGCAATTCCTTCGGCAGCTTTTATAACACCACCTTCTGCCATAACCTTTTCATCATCTTCCATTTCTAAATCATCTAAAGTAAAAGGTACATCGTCAGGCATAGTTGCTTCTTCGGAATTACCCATCTGACCCATTTCTTCCATACGTCTAAGACCTGCTTTAGCTTCCTGTCTTATCATCATAAGTTTTTCTAGACCTATAAACCTAACTACATCAGCAGGAAATACAAATTCACCTTCACTTAATTGTGCAGGTATATCGTCACGCACTTCCTCTTGTGAAGAACCTAGAGGAACATCATTGCCTGATACAGGATCAACTGTGTTTCCATCTTGTTCTAACCCACCTTCTTGAAATAGCCTCATTTGTTGTTGTAAACTCATATTATACCACCTTTATGTTTATCTAATCTAGGATTACCCTTTGTTTTTGTTTTACTAAATTCATATTTAACCTGATCTTGTTCTAATAACATATAACTATCTGCCCACATGTCTAATTGATCTCGTTCCTTTTCATTTCTATAAATATAAGAATCATATCCATTTTTATTTGCTACTTCTTTTATTTTATCAAACCACACTTGACGTTCTTTAAAATCTACACTTTTATTTTTTTTAAGTCTAGTTTGTTCTTCTAATGCACTAAGCACTAAATCTTTCCATAGTTGTTCATCCATCTCTTCTCTTACCATAGATTGATTTAATTTTGGATCATAGTTTTTTATATCCATTTCTTTTGCATTATCAGACATGTAATATGTCACACCTTTATATTCTACTCTTGGTCTATTTTTTAAATCTGTCTTTGCTGCAGTTGTTTGTGTCATATAATCCATTCCAGCTTTATCATCTGATGCAACAGCTAAATGATCCAGCCATTTTTTAGGCATTTTAAATGATTCTACGTCAGGAATACGAGCAGGTTTTAAATCATCTGCAATCTGTAAAGGAAAAGTTCTCTGTCCTAGAGCTTTTATTTCTTTTCCTTCAAGTTCTAGAGTAGGTTTCATTGTAGGTTCTACTACTCCATATTTTATTTTATTCATAGTATCTGCTTGTCCTTTTGTACCTACATGAATACCAAAATCAGACTCGCCCATTAAATTAAATTTATCTCCTTTTATTTCTCCCTTACCTAAATGATATATATTTTTTGTGTATGTTGTTGTAGGTTTTAATGTTACATCTTTTGGTCTAATAATTATTTCATCTTCAAAATTACTTTTGTATAAATCTGCACTTGCTAATATATCTTTTTTATTTACTTCATATTTTTCTAAAGGTGGATTTTTGACGTTGCTTCTAAGGTAAAAACTTTTTAAATCAAAGTCTGGATTTAAAGTAAAAGATGTTGGTATATCACTTGCATCTACATCATATTTTTTTAGATTTCTAGGGTCTAAACTTCCTGTTCTATATACAATTATTTTTTCAGGATATGCTTCTAATTTTTTTTGAGTTAGATTATATATATTTTTTTTGACTTTATTTAACCTATTTTCTGATACTATGTCATAAAATTCTTTTGTTCCACCAAAAGTTTTGCTATATAATAATTCTGATAAATATTCTCTTGCTTCATATATATTTGTATTAAATAAATCTTTAAAGTAATCTGTAGCAGGTTTTCTAGTAGTAAATACTGTATTAAAAACTTTTTTTGTTGTTGCATCTAAATTTTCTATATCTACTGCTTTAAAAGCAGGAAGTGTTTCTCTAGTAACCTCTAATTGAGATTTAGGAAATTTTAAAGGTTCTTTGTATACTTGTTTATCTTTTGGTAAAGATTTTTTTATTCCTGTTTGTATTCCTTTAACTAATACTGCACCCGTAAGAAAACCACTAATTATTTCTCCTGTCATTTGTG